CAGGCATCATCGCGCCAGGGTTGTTGTTGCGCACAGGAGCGGGCGCACCGGGGTTCGTCACAGCCGCTTCGTTGGAATACACCATCTGCTGCGTCTGCGGGTCATACACCTGCACAGGCTTGAACTGGGCGCCACCGGCAGCCGTTGCCGCGGCGTTGCCCTGCATGACACCTTGCGCGCCCTGCACCGGCTGAGCCGCGACGACATTTCCTGACGCATCGAATAGCGGCGTCGAGCCGGATGGCATTTCCGGGTTGAACGCGACAGGCTGCTGCGTGAACGGGTTGCGCATGATGCCCGTTCCAGTCGTGGGCGCAACGTACGTATCTTTGCGGAACTGCGCCTGATTCGCCGCCATCGGATCAAATCCGCCCTGCCGCGCAGCGAGCGTTGCCGCCGTCGGGGCCATCTGTTGCGCGAGCATCTTTCCGTAGGCATCCGCGCCGAGCATGCCGAACAGGATCATCGACTGCTGCGGCGTCTTGCCGGGCAGCGTCATCACTCCATTCGCCATCTGCGTCTGCGGGCCGGCCTGAATGCCGCCACCCATCGCCGCCCCGAGATCACCAGGAGTCGCTACAGGTGCCGAGGTGACGCCCGCGCCTGACTGGCCGCCCGTCATCCCTCCGGAATCTACCGGAGCCGCCTGCGGCGCTTGCTGGCCGAATGCGTTGCCATACATCTGGCCCATGATCTGCGCCTGCTGACCCATCGCATCGCGCGAAATCTTGTTGCCCGCGTACATGTTCGCGATCTTGGCGAGACCTTCAAGCGGGCTGATTCGATAGCCGATTCCGCCGACCTGACGATTGCTCGTGTCGATCGGCGCAAGACCCTGTTGCAAAAGCGCCTGCCCGATGGCCTGCTGTTGCTGCAACTGCATCAGGTTCTGCTGCTGGTCAGGCGGCAGCAGGGCCAGCATGGGGTTCATTCCTGGCTGGTTCGTGGGCATTTCAATAGCCTCCGTAAGGGCCGTAACCGCCCATCTGTTGCAGCATCAGGTGCCCGAGCAGGGATTGCTGCGGCGTCTGCGCGGCAGCCTGCCGGCTCGGCATATAGCTCGGCGGCAGAAGAATCGCCTGCGGCGGTGGCCCGGCGCTGCTCTGTGAGTTGCCCTGTTCGTTCTGCTGGGCCTGATTCGCGCGCTGCTGTGCAAGCTGGCTTTGCTGCTGCAAGACCTGCTGCGCGAAATTCGAGAAGCCGCCCATATTCAGGCCGCCCATCGACGCACCGCCGATATTCGACAGACCGGCAGTCTCGCCGGATATGCCACCGCCGAGCGCGCCGCTTGCAGTGCCAGTCATCCCACCACCGGGCAGGAGACCACTGAACAGGCCCGTAGGAGACGACCCGAGAGCGCCGCCCATGTCGGCACCCATGACGCCACCGAGCCCCGAGCCGCCCGCTGAGACGGCCCCTGTGAGCCCTGCATCACCGAATGCAGCAGGACCGCCGAAGAAGCCGGATAGCCCCCCAGCGCCCGCGCCTGCTTCAGCGCCTCCACCTAAACCGAAAAGGCTGGAAAGACCACCACCCGCGGCGCCTGCTCCTTCAGCACCAGCCGCCGCTGCACCGCCACCAGCGCCACCGGCGCCGGCGCCAAGCGCTCCGCCCAATGCGCCGCCAGTGAAAATCGAGCCGACCACCGCGCCCACGGTCGAGCCAGGCTTGTGATCGACCCAGTTATGGATGCCGGCCGTCTGCGAGTACAGCGGATCGATGTATGACGTCGCCTTGTCAATCGGCGTGATGACCTTCGACAGTCCCTCGTTGACGAGCGACGGGATCTTCTTGCTCGTGAGGTCGATATATTTCTGACCGCCAATCCACGCCAACGGATCAGTCCATCGCTGGAACTTCGAGCCCGCCATACCGAGCGGGTCCTCGTAGTTGCTCCCGCTGAGAGAGTCGCCAAATAGCCAGGACACGTTAGCCCCCCAGCACGCGGTCGTAGTTCACTGCTTCGAACCCGCTTGGCGTCCGAATCACCGCCTGCGGATCGACGCGCTTCACTTCGTCAGCCATGACGCCATGACGCTCGGTGCCGGGTTCATCCCACACATAGCGATAGCGATAGAGGTTCACGCCATCCTTCAGCGGGCCAATAGCCTCGATGTCGGTCTTAACGCGACGGTCGGACATCATGTTCCCGAGCATCGGTATGGCAGCGGAGCCAAGCCCAAACAGGCCGCTCTGCTTCGAATTCGATGCGCCCGTCTGCGCGTTGTAGGCGCTCAACTGGCCTTGATACTGGTTCTGGAACGCTTGCGCGATGTTCGCCGGATTCGCCGCGGACTGCGCTGTGCCGGTGTTGCCCGGAACCATCCCCGCGAGGCTGGAAAGTTGCGAGTACGGAAGTTGGGAAAGCGATGCCTGCTGGCCGTAATTGACGCCCTGCTGGTTGAGCAGATTGCCCTGCGCGCCGACCGCCGCGAGGTTGTTGTTGAGCATCTGCGAGCCGATCTGAGAGCCCGTCAGGACCGACTGATTCGCCGCGTTGCTATATGCCTGGTTCTTCGAATTGTTGAAATTCGTCATCGCGTTGTCGTAAGCCTGCGAACCGGGAGCAAGTCCCTGATTGGCAAGTTGCGATTCCAGGCTGCTCTGCTGCTGCTTGAACTGCGGATCGAGGTACTGCGCCTGCGCAGCATACGCGGCCTGCTGGCCCTGCTGGTTGGCCTGCTGAGCCGCCTGGGGATTGATCTGCGAGCCGAGGCCGGCGAGTTGCGAGTTGACGCCGCCGAGTCCGAAAATCGAATTGTTGACGGTCCCGTTCGCGTTGCCGGCCGCCGACATCGACCCGTTGATCAGGTTCTGAAGCGGCTGACTGGCGGTGATGCTGGTCTGATAGATCGGCGCGCCGCTCGAGTCCGTGCCGACGATGTTGCTCTGCTGCGAGCCGAACGGATTCGAGTAATTGTTGAGGTTCAGCGCCTTGTTATAGGACGCTGTCTGCTCGTTGGTCTGCGTGGTGGCGTCTGCAACCTTGTACGGATCGGGGGCTTGCGGCGTGCTGCCACCGCCACCTTTCCCGCCCCCTTCCAGAGTTGCCGGGCGGTTCTTCCCCAATGCACGCGTAAATGCGAGCGCGGGAAGGTCAGGAAATTCGTTGAAGTGCCGCACGCAGCCTCTCCTGTAGGAAGCGGCATTCGCTCTTGAGCATGCCGTAGACAATCAGGTCGCAGCCGTCGGTCGCGCCTTCGCGTAGAACGCCTTCACGACGGAAACCGAGGTGCTCATCGAAGCGCTGCGCGTCGGCGTTATCCGCGCGCACCAGACCTGTTACGCGACGCACGCCGAGCTGCACGAAGGGATAGCGGAATGTGGCCGCCAGAAAAGCCGGAGTGATCCAGTGCCGTGAGCCGTCCGACGCAACGTGCATAACGATCGACGCCTGCGTGTAATTCGTGAACAGAACACCCGCAGTCAGTTCGCCGTCTTTCTCGAGCCCGAGCGATGTGTACTCGCGAAACGAGTCCTCGCCTACGCGTTCGGCGACAAACTTCATGATCCGTTCGGATTGATCCCAGACAATGCGCTTCATCGGTGGTTTCCCGGTGCGCAAGGCTGGATGCACGAAGGCGCGCGTCTGCTATGCGCACCTTTTACAGGGGCATCGCCCCGTGCATGAAGATGGAAAAACTGCCGCCGAGTATAGGCAGCGGCAAATTACAGTGTCAGGGAGTTTTGCGGCTCGTACAGGAATGTGGCCGATTCGATCGAATACGAAATGCCCTTTGTCTGCGTGCGCATCCGGTAGGTCGCGGCATATCCGATACCGTCGATCGATTCCCAGTCCGATTGAATGATCTGCGCGCCATTCCACGGCACCCGGTCCCAAGGCGTCGTATCCCAGGGTGTCGAGAAACCCTGAGAGAATCCGGGTGTCGAGGTCGGCAGCGTGTTATTGAAGTCAACCGACAGATCCATCTGCAAGGCAAACGGAGAGTTAGCCAGGAACACCGGCTTGATCATCTTGAAATACTTCTGCATCCCGCGTTCGCCGAAATAGTTGAACGCAGGCTTGATGTCTCCGTTGATGGCGTTGCCGCCATCGTCATTGCCGATGTCGCCCTGCGCTACTCCGTTCGGGCCGCCGAAATACAGGCCGCCGTTGTAATAGGCGAAGCACGTCGAATTCCATCCGGTGAATCGGCACCATGCGTTCGTCAGCGTGTTCATCACGTACTGGTAGGAGGTCGTATCCTCCGCCGTCGGCACGTTCACGATGAGCTTGTTGCCATCTGGATACAGGATCACTTGCCAGCCGAAGTGCGTCCCGTAGGCAGACACGTCCGCGGTCACGCTCGGGCTGATCTTGCGCGTGAGCGTTTCATTGCGCTCTGACCGATCGCTCAACAATGCCTTGCTGAGCGGCGTGAGACCATCGGCACCGATAAACACGATGTCAGAGCCGTATTTCTCGTAGAAGCGCCGGCCTGTAGGGGCGCCAATGCGGAAGTGCGCAGAGATGCCGAAAGCATTGGCCTGTGACGGGTCTGAGCCCTGATAAACGACCGCCTCGCCGACCGAACTCACGAGCACGAGATACGGATTCAGGCCGGCCGAATCGTCGATGTTCCATGTCGCCATGCCGGCGAGGAATCCGCCAAGCGTCAGTTCTGATCCGATGTCGAGCACGTTCGCGGCGCCGCCAACCTGTCCGACCGGGAGATACCAAGCCTGCGTCGTGTTCAACTTGGCGAACCACAGGCGTTGCGCGAACACATTGACGCTCACGAACGTCGTTGGATCGACGCCGGTGATCGAGATCGGAGTCGATGAGTTCGTGATCTGCTGCCACGTCGAACCGTTGTAGAGCAGCGGCGCATCGACACCGTTCACCATCACAAGGAAGCTGGCGCCGGCGTTGCTGAAGTTCACATACTGCCAGCGCGAGTTTGTCAATCCAGAGAAGACCGGCGCACCGATGGCAATGATGTAAATCTTCGATATTCCACCGGGAACGGCTGACGTGAAGGTGAGCGTCTTGCCCGAGATGCTGTACTGGTCTGGACCCTGGAATGTCCCGTCGAAGTGGATCAGCAGACTCGCGGAACTGGGGTATCCCTGCGACAGGGTAAGCGTCGTCTGTCCGCTCGCAGCGATCGGGCCTTCCTGCGCGATATTGCCGATCGACACCGCGATCACATACACCTTGGAGGTGAACGCCGGAATCGCCGCGGTGAACGTCAGGATCTTGCCCGAGATCGAATACTGGTCCGGTCCCTGATATGTGCCGTCGAAGTAGACGATCAGGTTTGTGTTGCTGGCGTAGGTCTGCGACAGCGTAATCGAGGTTTGTCCACCGACTCCTGAAAATGGCCCTTCAGCGACGATATTCGCCGGGAGAGCCCCAATGCTCTCGATGTAGACCTGACTCACACCTAAAGGGATCGGCGCCGTGAAAACGATGTTCGTGCCGACGATCGAATACTGGTCGAAGCCTTGATACTGGCCGTCAAAGTGAACGAGAATGTCGGCCGGCGAACTGTATGTCTGCGAGAGTGCGAGTGTCGTCGTGACGCCGCCAGTGAACTGCGCGCCAGAGAGATAAGGGCCTTCGACGACCACGTTCCCATTGCCGACCGCCTGGTTCGCGGATACGTCGTAGACCTTGCCGCCGGCGACCGCAAACATCTTCTTCGTCGTGCCGGCCGTATAGACGGCGAGCGTCTCGACGTTCGTAAGGCCCGAGCCCCAGGTTTGATAGCCGTTTCTCAGCGGCACGTCTGCGGTGCCGGGGAAATAGTTGTCGAGGATGACCGCATCGGTAGGCGGCATGTTCGCCACCGCATCGAGCGTGTTCAATCCGCCGACGGGCGGCGGCAGCGTTTGAGTCTGAAGGCGCGGCGCACGGTTGACGGGGCGGCGCATGCTCAGGACCCAAATCCAGTGTCAGGCGTATTCGCCGAGCCCAGCAGGATCGGCGGCTCAGCGCGCGCGTTGATCGGCAGCACTCTCGAGCCGCCAGAACGCCCGATCGCGGCCTCTACCGCGTCGTCATACTCGCGCTGCGCGGAGGTCGAATCGAAGCCCTTGCGGTTCAGGAAGCGCGCGATGATGCCGAGGATGAAAAGCCGGTCCTGAAGCACTGGCGTATCGGTATCGGCCGCCCATGCGGTTTGCGGAACGCCGGCCGCCGACTGACACCAGCCGGTTGAGTAATATTCCATCACCAGGCTATCGAGCGACGCCGGAACCGGATTGACGAAGATGAGCCCGTCCATGATCCGATACCGAAGGCGCGGCCCCGTAGGGCTGATACCTGACTTCAGAACCTG